GATAATGACATCAATATATCCTAACATGAAAATACCTTTTGATTCATTTGCAGGATAATATATTGGCAACTCAATACCAACTAGCTCTTCATTCTTAACTGAAAAATACTTACTACGATGTCTCTTGATATAATCTAAAATAGTAACACCATCCTTATAAAACTCTGCTAATTCAAACTTAGTAGAAAAATGATCATCCATTTCTTTTACTGCATGCTGATAATGATGCCTCATACGCTCTTGTAGCATGGCATTGAGATCTATTTCATCTGCTGCCTTTGCAGTTTGTTCATACATCACCGTTAAATAATGCTGTAATGTTTCATGAAAGGCTGTCCCGAATAAAGTATGAATACTTTGACTGAATTGCCGGAGGCCACGTACATATGCCAATTCCCATTGCTTTGGACATTTACTATACATTGCAAATTGAGAATATGATATTTTACGATCACCTTTCTGCGGCTCTTTGATATTGAATTTTACTAACTTATGCATACTTAAATATAATGAATTTATTTCAATAAAACAAATTTTTTCTATGCTAATTTATCAATTGATCTCTGCAGATACCACATCGCCTTTTCTAAATCTTGTAATTCGGCATCTGGTTCTTTCTTACCTGCACGTGATACATATTTAACAACATTACCTAGATTAAAATCTAAATCCCAAGCTTCTATTACTTTGATAGCTTCATATGGATTATCCTTTCCGCCATAATGAGGTGGATGATAAACATGTTCTGATTCTGTAAATTCGACTTTGGTTTTTCTGTCTTTAATTACTTTAGCCATTGTTTTATTTCCTTTTCCGTTTTACCATAATCCTTTAACAGATTTTTCAGATCATCTACACTATTATCTTTCCAGAAATCAATATATGTTTTAGCATCTCGTTTTGATATCTGATAATGCTGAGTTAACATTATTAATAGATCTTTGTTATACTCTTTTGCTTTCTTACCTTTTATATATTTACTATACATTTTTTGTTTTGGTAATATATCACAATATAATTGATAGACATGTTTCTTACTTAATGGTCCAATTGTATATTGCTGGAACATATCAACAATCTCGATCAGATCAGAATTCATTGACAACCACCTATTGATTAAGTATGGTGAAAATGATTTCTGATCTAATTCTGATAATGTATTCCAATCAACCTTTTTAAATGTAATATTAGCTAAATGATCGAATATAGTAGCTGTTTTCTTCATATTATAAATATAATAACTTTTTCTCGTAAGTCCTAATTACATTCCCATCATCGATGGATCAAGTTGGGGAGCTGGTTTATCTTCTTTTATATCGATCATAACACATTCGGTAGTTAACATTGTACCAGCAACAGATGCAGCTTTTTCTAGAGCTATTCTTGTTACCTTGACCGGATCAATAATTCCTGCCTCGATCATATTAACAACTTTTTCTGTCCTTGCACAATAACCATCTGTATATGGACCTGATCCATTTAATTTACTATAAATTACTTCTGCATTTAATCCTGCATTCTTCATAATAGTATTAAATGGTGCATGGCAAGCTTTAATTAGAATATCACCACCGATAGACTGATCTTCGTTTTCATAGGAAACATCTGTATCATCAAATCTACGTAAAGCAATACCACCACCTGGAATTATTCCTTCTTCCACAGCTGCCTTTGTTGCATTTAGAGCATCATCTACTCTATCTTTCTTCTCTTTCATTTCAACTTCTGATCCAGCACCAATTTTAATTACAGCCACACCACCTGATAATTTTGCAAGCCTTTCACGTAATTTTTCAGTTTCATAATCTGATACACTAGCTTCTATTTGATTTTTAATTGATTCTATACGTTCTTGTACATATTCAGCATCACCAAAACCATTTACGATAGTTGTAGTATCTTTATTGATAACTATCTTTTCTGCCGAACCTAATTGATCCAAAGTAGCTTTTTCTAATTTATGGCCTTTAGTTTCAGATATTACAAATGCACCTGTAATTGCTGCGATATCTTCTAATACTTCTTTTCGTTTTTCTCCAAATCCAGGAGCTTTAACTGCACATACTTTTAAACTACCTCTAACCTTATTGACTACTAATGTTGATAACGCTTCTCCATTGATATCATCTGCAATGATTAATAATTCACTTCCTTGTTGCGCTACTTGTTCTAATATTGGTAATAACTGTTTCATGTTAGAAACCTGACCATCAACCATTAATATTTTCATATTAGATAACACGGCTTCCATTTTATTTGCATCTGTTACAAAATATGGAGATAGGTATCCTCTATCAAATTGCATACCTTCAACAACTTCCAATGTAGTTTCTGATGTCTTACCTTCTTCTACCGTAATAACGCCATCTTGCCCTACCTTTTCCATTGCACTTGCAATAATAGCACCAATAGAAGAATCGTTATTAGCTGATATTGTTCCTATCTGAGCTATTTCAGCATTATCCGTTACTGGATTAGATAAATCTTCTAAATATTCAGTAATTTTAGTAACTGTTTTATCAATACCTCGTTTCAACTCAATTGGATTAGCTCCATTTGCAATTTTCTTATAACCCTCGGTTAAAATAGCACGAGCTAATACCGTAGCAGTTGTAGTACCATCACCTGCCATATCATTTGTTTTTTGCGCTGCCTCTTTTACCATTTGCGCTCCTGCATTTTCAATCGCATCTTCCAATTCAATCTCTTTCGCTACAGAAACACCATCTTTAGTAATATGGGGTGCTCCAAACTTTTTATCGATTACAACTGTCCTACCACGAGGTCCTAATGTTGATTCAACTGCATCTGCTAATTGCTGTACGCCTGATAATAATGCTGTACGCGCTTCTTCATTAAATAATAACTTTTTTGCCATAACTATTTTTCTTGTTTGATTACTTTAAATTCTTCGTTTACAAATCCACAGTCGTCACATCTAAATGTTGGTACCGGCATGATTTGTTCTTTACCTGTTTGTGATACTAAAGCTGATACAACTTTGAATGCATGCACTTGTCTGAAATAATGACCTCCGCAATTTTCACATACAAGATCTTTCATTGTCGATGGGTCCATTGCTTGCCCTTTTGGTTTTCCGTCCATTCCTACTATTGACATAGTCTTCCTTTTATTTTAATTCGTTTAATAATTTGATCATTGTAGACATCATATGCAATTCTTTATCTACTGCAAATGCATCTTGATATTGAGATTCTGCTAATATAAGTATAACCGATGCCAAATGACCTTTAGCATAATTATCGATCTCATCAAATAAAAACTTATGTAATGATGTAAAATCTTGCACTTTACTGTTAGCAATAAGTTGTCTAATATTTTTGAAAGCATCTCCTTTTTTCTGATCGCTTTGTAATATTTCTAACAACTCGCTCATGTAATTAGCTTGTACTAAACTAGCATCATCTATAACCAATTTACCATCGACTACTTGCCGTTGGCATGAATTCAAAACTCGTCTAATATCCGGATAGCCAGCGTTAATAGTAGTAGCTATATCCTTTGTATCATATTGGACTTGCAACTCGTTTAAGATGGTCACTATACGTTTAGCAACCTCGGTTTTATTAGGTGGTGTAATACCAAATACTTGACATCTACTTTGAATAGGATCGATAATTTTCTCAACATAATTACATGTTAATATGAATCTAGTTGTTTTAGAAAATGTCTCCATTAGATTACGTAGCGCTGCTTGACCATTGGGAGTCATATAATCTGCTTCATCTAATATCACAATTTTCCATTGACGGAATCCTACTGTACTAGCATAATTCTTGATCTTGGTCCTGACCGTTTCGATATTATTCTCATCAGATGCATTAACATACATCACATCAGCATCAACATTATTTGCAATAATTTTAGCTAATGTCGTTTTACCAGTACCTGCTCCTCCATAAAATAATAAATGAGGAACATCTCCTGATTTCAAATATAATTTTACCTTTTCAATGATATGTTCATTACCGACATATCCATCTAATGTTCCGGGTCTAAACTTTTCAACCCATAATGTATTTTCTTGATTACCAAACATATTTTTTTATTTACCTGTTGAACCATAACCACCAGTGCCTCGTTCGGTTTCTGATAGCGTTTCTTTTTCTTGTAATTCTACCTCTGGATATGGCATTATTACCAATTGACCGACTCTATCTCCTTCTTGAAATCTTTTTAACGAAGCAAAATACGAATCCTTTTCAAATTTATATCTAAATGTTATTTCACCTCTATATCCAGAATCAACTACACCAACACAATTAGCTAAACGAAGATCTGTTTTAGATACAGATGATCTTGGAAATAACAATCCTACATGACCTTTTGGTATTTCAAAAGCTATACCGGTATGATATTCAATAAAGCTATGTTCCTTATTAATTGTATATGTTATTGCTGATATATCCATACCTGCGTCACCGTCTTTAGCATACGAAGGAGTAATTGCATTAGGTGATAATTTCTTGAATGATACTTTCATATTACGCTGTCTGTAATTGTACTAGATAATAAGTTGATGTATATGAATTAGATGTAAATGATGCACGAGCTAATCCCGCCGCAGATATTTCCAATGTACCAGATTCAGCATCTTTATTAGTCTGTAATATTTCTTTAAACAGATTAGATGAAAAACATACAGTACCTAAATCACTACATTCTTCTGCATTACAATCAAATTGAAATTTAATTCTATTTGTATTGATAGATGAATAATTGATTATAATGTCTAACTTACCATTTTTGCAAGCTACACCAAAATTCTCTGAATCTGGTAATGCATTTTTTGCTTTAATAAATTTAGATGTAAAATCTTTATCTATATTAATTTTAGCATTCCAATCTGGCAATTGTTTAAGTTCTGGAACTTGTCTAATAACTGATAGGTCAGCTAACATGAATTTCATATCAACATCCGTATCATCTATATCAATACTAACAGATTTTTTATCTATTGTATTAACCTTAACTGATAAATCATCGCCTACAGCTGATAACATTTTTGTTAATTGGGGAGTAGCATATACTCCTAATTCATTTGATCCTAAATCTATATTAGACTTAACAGTTCCGATGACATTTTGATCATCAGTGATAAAATCGGTTTCTACCGTTCCGTTATCTGATTTCCATTTTACAGAAGTTGTAGCTCCTGCTAAGTAATAACGATTTATAAAATTTACTAGTTCTGTTTTTTTCATATTAACCTACATTAAAATATTTAGATATTATTTGATTGTTTACTAAGTCTCTGGTACCTCCACCAAATTTGTCATATAATTGACTATTCTTTTCGTATATATACACTGCCTTATCCGGATCTTGAAACATTTCTTCCATGCTCATTAAGATGGAATAGAAGTCTCTTGGGATTACTGTTTTTAACAATTCGTTATGACATTTTACTACTTCTTCAACTTGCTTAACAGTTTCATTAAAAACAAACAAGTTATTCAATGTCATTTTCATTGTTACATCACCTTTATAATTTGATACATCGCCAAATGTAAATCCTTCTGATACTGGATGTCCTAATGGATTCGGAACTAAGTCATCTGCATTATAAGGCAAATCATCTCCTTTTGGAAAATACAAATCTGTAAATGTCATCTTACTCAATTGAGGTGAATGCAAATACGTTCCATATACTGGATATAGACCGGGTGAACTTGAATCTGTC